GTGGCCCTTAGTGATACCAAACTTCGTAGCATCAATGCTAAGCCATACAGCGGCGCAGCCGAGGTCACAGATGGTGACGGGCTGAGTGTACGCATAACTCCCACAGGTACGATCACATTCCAGTTTCGTTATCGCTGGAACGGTAAGCCCGTTCGCCTCTCCATTGGCCGCTATCCCGCTATGTCTCTCAAGGAGGCGCGTGTAGTCGTCGGTGAGATGCGCGAATTGTACCTCAAGGGACTAAACCCTAAAAATTATTTTGCCAAAGAAGATGGCGAGCTGACTCTAAAAGAGTGCCTGGATCAGTGGTGGAGCAAGTATGTTGAAACGCTGAAGCCGAACACTCAGACGCTGTACAAGTCAGTTGTGTACAACACGATGTACACAGAATTCCCAGACGCTCCGGTAGTAAACATTCCTGTTTCTGCATGGGTGCGTTTCTTTGATACGCAGGAAAAGAAGAACAGCAAAAAGGCCAGGGTGCTTCTTCTACAGCTACGTTCTGTCATGAACTGGTGTATCAGCCGCCAGTTGATCCCATCGTGCGAAGTCCTAAAGCTTAGCGTTAAGACCATTGGCAAAAAACCTGACGTGGGTAGCCGGGTTCTGACGTATACCGAGCTGGCTAAGATATGGTTAGCACTTGAAAATAATAAAATCGTTACGTCTAACAAGGTTCTTCACCAGCTTCTTTTGCTGTGGGGAGCCAGGCTATCAGAGCTGCGTCTGGCTACCGCCAGCGAGTTCAATATGGATGATCTTATCTGGACGACTCCAGCAGAACATTCAAAGATGGGTAATGTTATCCGTCGCCCGGTGTTTGACCAAGTGAAACCTTTTGTTGAAAGGCTCCTCAATGCTGGAAATGATGTTCTTTTTCCCGGCCAGGAACTGGACAAGCCTATAGATCGCTCATCAGCTAATCTCTATATGAAAAAGTTAAGGGATAAAATTGATATACCAGAGTGGCGAACACATGACTTCAGGCGCTCGCTTGTGACGAATTTATCAGGGGAAGGGGTTATGCCACACGTAACCGAAAAGATGCTAGGGCATGAATTGGGAGGAGTGATGGCGGTGTATAACAAACACGATTGGCTGGTGGAGCAGAAGGAAGCATACGAAAAGTACGCGGACAAAATATTTTGGCAAGTAAATAAGTTAAGATAAATTCTTTTTGTTAGGTTTGTCGAGGTCATCATGAATAGTGAATTATTAAAATGGCTTGTTAGTATCGTTACATCAGCAGCATTTATCTCTGGAGTTGGCTACTTATTTAGAGATAGTATTGGAAAGTTTCTTACAAAATCTATTGAACACAAGTTTGATACAAAACTTGAAAAATTTAAATCTGAAGTGAGAGAGGGCGAGAAAGAACTGGAGCAAATAAGGAATTATCTTTCCAATGTGAGAACAAGCAGGGATTCTGTTCTCCAGTCAAAACGATTCGAATCAGCTGAGAATTTAATTAAGATTCGTAAATACCTAATTGGTTTATCTATGGCGGTGCAATATATGCAGATGCTTAATGTCAAAGAGATAATGAAAATGGGAGATGACCAAAGGCTTAATGACTTTATGGAAGCTATCACAAGACCATTAAAAATAAATGAAAAGTTAGAAGAGTATAATGGTTTTGATAAGGATACTATGAAATTATATTTGAGTGAAAGCACGCTTAAATCTTTTGAAATATATGAATCAATATCTTTGTTTGCTCTAGTATCTCTTCGGTTTTTGTCAATCCCCTTAGCTAGAAAACACAACATTCTAAATGAAGGAGAGATAAGCAAAAAAATAATTGAGGTGATTCCTGCTTCAAAGGAAGGTTTTGATAAATTTGGTGAGATTTATATTTATAATTGGCATAATTACTTTTATACCGATGTATTAAATAAGCTTAGAAGTGAGTTGATTGGTGAAAACAATATGATCAATGATACAAAGTCTGCAGAAAGGCTTGCTTTGGATTTTCAAAAAACAAAGGGTAGTATAAAAGAACTGTTAGCAACCTATGGGTTGTCTCAGGGCTTAATAAATGAAGGTGGGATGGGAGAATAGTGATGGGTATATATTGAAATATAATAGGTTAGTGTTCTGTATGGCTTTAAATGTAACTAAACATACTTAAAGCCATTGTGTTTTACTTTTTGTTAATTTATCTTTGGCTATTAACTCCACCTCTCTCCAACCATTCTGAAACTGCTTTCCTGCTATAGCGTGTTGGATAGGTGAGAACAGGTTGAGGAAAACCATGCTCTTTACGTAAACGCCACACAGCTGTTTTTTTCTTCCCCAGCAATTCGAATACTTCTTTCTCTTCCATAAAATCTTTAGAAGTCATAAGCACCTCATTCAAAATTACCGTTAAAAATACATGTGCCACACCCGCCACGAGCCCCTTCAGTACAAACATCACAGCGGTCTACTTTTTTACGAGGTCGTTCTTTGATGTGTAGCCTTGGTTCCCCGTCTTTTGGCTCCGGCCATGAGCGCTGCTTGTTTACCGCCAGCTTTTCGATCATCGCTTTGGTAATCTGCTCATCTGTAATACCGGCACGGCGCTGGGCGTCCCACAGCAGGAACTGCATATCAACCCATTCCGTCAGGTCGGCAGGCTGATTAGCGGCTTCCAGTGCTTCTTTGCTGAGGTGCTTCAGCGGGCCAACCGGGCCGACATTGCCGAAGGTAGCCTGTGACCATTCAGCGTGTTCGCGGCGAACCTGATTGCGAGCAAATGAGAACTCCCCCATCAGCGCTGCCAATGCGATTTCAGTAATACGCAAATACATAGCTGCGCGGGACGGATTGCTGAATTCACCCTCTTTTAAAAACTTCGACATTTCCGCCACGTCAGCACGGCACACGGCGATTAATTGCTCATTAGTGAATGTGGCGATATCAGTCATTCCAGGCCTCCAGCTCGTTCTCTATTTCTTCGTCGATCTCGTCGTTGGTAGCTTCTTCATTCAGTTGGTCGCGGGCTTCTTTGAGATACACTTCGCGACGCTTCCGGTACCATTCTGAGAACTCAGGAGTCCAGCCTAGCAGGGAGCCGTCAAAGTCAACTTTGGCGTTACGTTCAGCCATGCTCTCCACCATGCTGTAAGCAGTAGTGAGCGCCGCTTCGCGGATATACCCGCGCAGGTCGCTTTTGCGCCAGTACGGATTAACTTTTGAATCGCAGAAGGGTTTAAACTCAACTTCCCAGCGGCGGATGCAACGTGCGTTCAGTGATTTACTCATGCTGTCACCCATTCAATAAACATGCAGATACCAACGGTTACTACGGCAATCAGCACCCAGCAGATCACATCGAACAAGGCTGCGAACCGACGCTGGGTGTATTTGCTGTAATTCTCAGGTTCAAAATTCATTGCGCCTCCCCGAGCACCCAGCGCAGTGCGTTTGCATACTCACCCTCGGCAGTTTCCAGGGCTTTAGTAATTTCTTTGCGGGTTTTCAGGCGCGGCTTTGCATCACCGAGTATCTGACGCTGACGCCGGGCTTTTTCATGGCCGGTTGTGCCAGCAGTTGCTGCTTCTATTTCAGAGACCTTTTCCCGTTGCTCTTCGGGTTTAAGCGATGCCAGCTGACGCGCCTGGGTAACGGTGACAGTTCCAGACTCCACTGCATCGCGAACAGCCTGGGTGGCATCCAGCAGTGACAGCGTTGCGCGTACGGTCTGGACACTCACGCCAAACATCAGCGATAAATCGTCTTCGTCGTGCCCGCGCTCCAGCGCATCAGCCATTTTCTTTGCTCGGCCCAGTGGCGTATCTGCCTGGCGGATTTCGTTAGCACTTACCATCGCCTGCGCCATGCGAATGGCGGAGCCACGTTTAGCGACTGCCGGAACCAGTAACGGTTCTTTACCCTCTTTCAACAGCCGCTTGTTAGCTTCCAGTGTATGGCGCACACGCTGGCGACCATCAACTACACAAGACAGCCCTGTCTCCGGGTCTTTCCAGACGATAATCGGCTCAAGAACGCCCTGGTCCATGATGTTCAGCACCATTGCCTCGCTGATAGGCAGCTGGATGCGCTCATCGTAAAGCGGGTGCGTTTTGTCGGTAACCAGGTGCAGGTTTTCAGGTTCGAACGTCAAAACGTTCGTTTTGCCACTCGCGCCATATACCAGCTTTGAGTCTTTAGCCATCAGAGAGCCTCCACGTTACGGAAGCTGGTGGGGCAAATTGCTTTCAAATCGCGCATTGCTTCGAGGACATGCAGATTTATGCGTTTCTTGGTATATCGCTCAGTAATACGATCACACTCCTTCGCCCATGATTTGACCTCTGCGAGAAGGGCGTCACGTTCGGTGCGCGTCTGGCGCAGAGCTACATTCGAAACATCGAGGACGGTAGCCAGTTCCTTGATGATTGCTGCCTGTGCTGGTGGCATAGTTTTGGCTATTTCGTACGCCTGTTTAATCAGTTGATTTGCTGTCTTAGCCATCTTTTGTTCTCCATCTGACGCGCTGCAACGCGTAAATTTAGGGTGCAGCAACCCAACCCATGAGAGTGGGTGAATAGCTGGTTAAAATTTCTTGCTGATGGGGAGCCGCCACTGCAATGGCGGCACGTTAGTTCTCCACACAGCAAAAAGAGCACTACCGCGTTCTGCCGTTCCATCCTGGCTTTTGGTACCGCAACGGCTGCGAGATGTTTTTTGCATGCCAGCGCTCTTTTGGTTGTGGACTCGTCTCTTCCGAGGAGTCACGACTTTTCGCGTCCGTTGAAAGAAATCTAAAATAATTTAGTTTTTTGGTCAAGGTGAATAAACTAAATATTCTTAGTTTTCACCATCGGTAGAGTAGAGGAAAGGATTAGCGGCGCATCTGGCGGCGGTGTTCGACAACGACACCGATGATGGAAATTTTTTCAACAGCAGAGTTTAAAGCAGCAAAATCAGGGTTTAACGGGACCAATTCGAAAACCTCTTCACCATTTTCATTGACACCCCTTGCGCGGTATTTTTTAAAAGTGGCGTATTCACTACCGTTTTTGGCTACAACATAGTCCCCAGGACCTGGACACAAGTCAGGATCCACAATGATAGTGTCTCCCTCTTTGAACTCTGGCTCCATAGATTTTCCACGTACCTTAAGAGCGAAGGTACCAAACGAATGAGCGCCGTTTGTTAAAATGTAATCTACGGCACCCTCTAAATTTCGAGCATCACTTTCAGATGTCCAAGTTCCCGCTTGAACCCAACTTATGATAGGGATCTGCATAGCGCCTAAGTTGCCAGGCGCTACATTGGAGAGTTCCTCTTTACCGGTGAGGAGAAAGTCCTCAGAAACACCAAAATACCGAGCTAATTTTGTCAGCGAGACTCCTCCGGGTATGTTTTGGTCTTTCTCCCAGTATCCAATGGTGACATCAGTCACTCCAACAACTTTACCCAGTTGCTTCTGGGTAAGCTTACGATCCTTTCTTAATGATTTTAAACGACTTCCAAATGTGCTCACTGTGGTTCGCCATGTTATGAAAACTAAATTATCTTAGCTTTAATTGACCTAAATTTGCTTTGGTCTTAATATCTAAATAAATTTAGGAGGGTGTATGACAACAACAGAGTTAGAAACGTTCTTCGGAACCCCCAACAAGGCAGCAGACTTCTTCGGTGTTTCTCCTGAAGCTTTTTATCAATGGCGAAAACGCCCGGGAAGTCTGATCCCAAAAGGTCGCGCTGCAGAAGCTGCATATCGTACTAATGGGCAGCTTGTTTTTCGACCTGAGCTTTATCAAAAGGCTACAGATTCGGCTGCTTGAAAGTAACTACAAAAGGAAAATCAATATGGTAGAGCCAAACCTCAAAGAAGCCGTCAAAGCGATGTGCAAAGCATATCCAGGTGGGCGCGAAGCAATGGCTGGCGCACTGGGAATGACGGTGACGCAGTTTAACAACAACCTTTACGAGAAAAACGGCTGTCGTTTCTTCGAAGTCAGCGAGCTGGAAGCGATGGAGGACATTTCCAATACGTCGTTACTGGCTGATTACTTCGCTCGCCGCCGTGGTGCTCTGCTGGTGGATGTTCCGCACCTGGAAGAACTGGACCGAGTGGACTTGTTTAGCCGGGCAATGCGTACCTCTGCCGCCAGGGGGCAGGTTGATCAGATTATCGAACAGGCACTTGAAGATGGCGTTATTGAAAGGCATGAGGCCGAAGAAATCATGGTGCATCACCGCCGCCACCTGGCAGCTCGGGAAGAAGAGATTGCCGCAATTATCACGTTATTTTCACGCAAAAAGAAGTGACGCCAGCGAGTTGCAGCTCCTGGCGTCGTGGCGTGTCGTTATCAGTGGAGATTACTAACGCATGAACAGTTTATCAACACAATACCGCAGGTCGCAACTTGTAGCGCGGCCAGTTCCTGGTGGAGCAGGACCGGTGCAGTTCGTGTATGGGGTAAGAGTACCAGGCGGGTTCGAGCCTGTCTGCTACCAGTTTGCTCAGTGGGTGGTAGGGGACTTTAACGGCCAGGCGGAGAAAGTATGCGAGAGCTCAACCGATGGTTCAGAGATCACTACGGTGTCCCGGTCAGGGTCATACGCTGGGAGCCCCAGACACAGCGCGTTATATACCTGCGTGAAGGGTACGAGCATGAATGCTTTAGCCCCCTCGAGCAATTCAGACGTAAATTCAGAGAAATAAAGGACGATCATGAGCACTAAATTAACAGGATACGTCTGGGACGCTTGTGCATCTTCGGGGATGAAGCTATCCAGCGTGGCAATCATGGCGCGCCTGGCTGACTTCAGCAACGATGAGGGTGTTTGCTGGCCTTCTATTGCGACCATATCCCGTCAGATTGGCGCTGGTGAAAGTACTGTCAGAACGGCGATAGCTGCACTTGAGAAAGAGGGGTGGCTCACTCGCACACAGCGCCGCAACGGCAACCGTAATGCATCGAACGTCTACCAGCTCAACGTTTCCAAACTACAGAAAGCGGCATTTTCTCACCTGTCAGTTTCTGACACATCAAAATCTGACACGTCAAAATCTGATGCGTCAAAATCTGATGCGTCAAAAATTGACCCCTCAAAATTTGAGGCGTCGGAATCCATCAAAAAAACCAGTTTTGACCCGTCAGAATCTGGTGGGGATCCGTCAGTAAAATCAACTACTGATCCATCAGATATAAATCCTTCTTGTCCGGACGCTTCGCAACCGGACGAACAGGGCTCTGCTGATGAATTTCTGTCACGACATCCTGACGCGGTGGTGTACAGCGCGGCAAAGCGGCAGTGGGGCAGCCAGGACGATTTAACCTGCGCCGAGTTCATTTGGGGAAAAATTATCAGCATGTACGAACTGGCGGCTGAAAGTGATGGTGAGGTAGTTCGCCCTAAAGAACCAAACTGGACCGCATGGGCGAATGAGGTTCGCCTGATGGTGATGCAGGACGGGAGAACCCATAAGCAAATTTGCTCACTGTTCAAGCGCGCCAACAAAGATTCGTTCTGGTGTAAAAACGTACTCAGCCCGTCGAAGCTTCGGGAAAAATGGGATGAGCTGTCGTTAAAACTATCTGCTCCACTCAATAGCTCCCGCCAGGAGTCGTCCATTTCGCGAGCCAGCTTCGACGGGGTTGATTACTCATTGCCAGAGAACTCGGGGTTCCGCACATGAGCAAGCCATTTCTCAAATGGGCTGGTGGAAAGTATACCCAGCTGGCTGACCTGTTCGCGCATATTCCGGCAGGGAAACGCCTGATAGAGCCATTCGTTGGTGGTGGGTCGGTATTCCTGAACAGCGAAAAGCACGCAGATTACCTGCTGGCGGACGTTAACCCGGACCTGATTAATCTGTATCAGATGTTAGCGGTGGTGCCGGATGAAGTGGAATTGAAGGCCCGCTGGATGTTCGAGCACATGCGCTCACCAGATGGCTATGAGCTGATCCGTTCCGAGTTCAACGCACAGACGCTGGATGCTACTGAACGCGCAGCTGCATTCCTGTATCTCAACCGGCATTGCTTCAATGGCCTGATGCGCTACAACCAGGCGAACAAGTTCAATGTGGGCTGGGGAGGCTACAAGGCGCCGTATTACCCGATGGATGAGATGAAAGCCTTCGCGGCTATGGCGCATAACTGCGTATTCATGACCGCTGACTACCGCCGAACTATCAGCCTGGCCGGGAAAGGGGATGTGGTTTACTGCGATCCGCCTTACGAACCGATGCCGGGAACAACCGGATTCACCGCCTACGTTGCTGGTGGTTTTAGCTGGGAGAACCAGGTAGACCTGGCGAAGCAATGTGTATCTGCCTTTCACCGTGGGGCTCGGGTAGTGATTTCTAACTCATCTGCACCGAAGGTTCTCGACCTGTACCGGGAGCATGGTTTTAACCTGCAATTCATCAACGCGCGCCGTTCGATCTCCTGCAAAAGCAGTACGCGGGAAGTCGCAAAAGACGTTGTAGCGATCCTTTAAGGGGGCTAAATGAAACTGACTTTACCATTTCCACCGAGCGTAAATAGTTACTGGCGCGCCCCGAGCAAGGGACCGCTGAAAGGCAGGCATCTGGTAAGCGAGACAGGGCGCAAGTTCCAGCAGGCAGCGAGAGCGGCGATTATTGAGCAACTGCGGGCCGTTCCCCGGCCATCCTCTGATCTGGCCGAGGTTCACATAGTGTTGTATCCGCCGGATCAGCGCCGTCGGGATATCGATAACTACAACAAAGCGCTGTTCGATGCCCTGACTCTAACAGGCGTCTGGGAAGACGACAGTCAGGTTAAGCGCATGCTGGTGGAGTGGGGGAACATCGTGAAGAAAGGGAAAGTAGAAATCACCATCCGACGTTTTCGTGCAGCTGCCTGACGTGGAGATGATATGAGAGCACTACTAACCCCTGAGATTGCCCCCCGCATGGGCGTTGTTCTTCTTCGCCCAGGCGCTGATCTCATGCCGATGTTCAGGAGAGGGCGGGTACTGATTGAGCCTGCACCGGAAAAATACAGTGACTACGCAACCGGCGCTATCCCTCCCGCCACGCAGCCACTGGCAGAAGACCCGGTTTTGAAGCCAGTCTTCGAAAACAAAGACGTCATTCTGCGCGCGGGTGGTATCAGCTCGCTGGAGGCCGAGCTGGAGCGTCGTTTTGAATGCCAGTACCCGCACGGTTCGTGGCACAGCGAAAATTTTACGCTGTTTCGGCATGAGCTTGGCAGCATCCGCCTTTGCTGGGCCTGCGATAACCTGCTGCGTGATCAGTACACAGAGACGCTGGCAGGCATTGCGCGTGAGAACCTGGTATCCTGGCTGATAACGGTTATCCGCTCACAGCTGGGGTTCAACGAAGACCATCAACTGACGATCCCCGAGTTGTGCTGGTGGCTGGTAATAAACAATCTGGCGCACGTCATCCCTGAATCGCTTGCCCGTAAAGCCCTGCGATTGCCGGAAATTAAGCATCAGCCGGTGATGAAGGAGAGCGATATTGTGCCGGAGCCAGCGGCGAGCGAAGTGGTGCAGAAAAAGATTCTCGGGCTTCGCGTAGATCCTGAAACGCCGGAATCATTCATGCTGCGACCAAAGCGCCGCCGCTGGGTAAACGAGAGCTGGACGCGCTGGGTTAAGTCCCAGCAGTGTGTCTGCTGTAACAAACAAGCAGATGATCCCCATCACCTGATAGGCCACGGACAAGGTGGAATGGGAACAAAAGCGCATGACCTGTTTGTGTTGCCGCTTTGCAGAGCGCACCACGACGAGTTACACGCTGACACCGTGGCATTTGAGGAGAAGCACGGCTCACAGCTGGAGCTGCTGTATCGATTTTTGGATCGTGCGCTGGCAATCGGCGTCTTAGCATGAACAGTGGAGAAAACATGCGTGATATTCAGATAGTTTTAGAGCGTTGGGGTGGATGGGCTGCGAATGATAGTTCCGGAGTCGATTACTCATCAATAGCCGCTGGTTTCAAAGGTCTTCTTCCCCCAACAAGCAAATCCCGCCAGTCATGTACTGACGATGACGCTCTTATTATCGAGGGATGCTTAGCGCGTCTTCAAAAACGTAAGCCCTATGAGCATTCGCTGTTGGTTGCGCATTATCTATATGGTATCTCGAAGCGGAAAATTGCTAAAGCGCGAAAGAAGGACGAGAAGCTGATACGTATTGAAATACAGATGGCTGAAGGTTTCATAGATGGTTGTTTGTCTATGTTAGACGTACGATTAGATATGGATTGAAAAAAAAAGGGCACGGACGCCCTTTTAAATATATGGTAAAATCCAATTAATTTTACGCCAAGTAAACCCAAACATTATAATTGCTACTATCAATAGTGATAATGATTGAATAATGAATATGAACTCTATTTTTTTGTCATTATAAATTAATTGCTCGCTGGCAAACATGGCAATAAGTGAAATTAAGCATGCTGTAATTAGTGTCGCTCCAGCAGCTAATAAATTAGTTACTATACCTTGAAGTATGTTGTTGTTTTTTAAAGCTTTCAAGACCCCATTTGAATTGGCGCTAGCTGCACTGAAAATCGAAATAGTAGCAAGCACAAAACCAAACAAGATTCCTGAAACAGTAGAGATGACCCCTGCTGATGTGAGAATGTCATTATGTTGCATTAAAGGAACATACTTCAATAACAAGTATGTCAAAAAAATGCTTCCTATTATATTTGCTATATATCTCAATAACATAAACTATACCTTCTTAATGCTTATGTCGTACTGCATAAGGTAACCATTATTATCAATTTTAGCAGAAATCATCGCTTGGAGCACATCGCTATCTGTGCCATAGCCGTTTACGGTATGTATATTTTTTTCCGAGATGAGAACCTGTTCAAGCAGACTCTGCTCAGCAGTGTTTTTTGGCTGTGTTACTGCTGCTTTTTTGACAATATTCGGCATTTTTTCTAATAATTCTTTAATACCATCTTTTATCACATCAGAAAGGTAGCCTTTAACTTTAACTCTTCCAGAAGCTCTCCCTCTAAGATTGATTTTTAAATGCGTACCACCAAGACCAATCATCATATTTAATAGTTCTTTCGAAAAAGAACTATCTAACTGATAATTAGTCACATCGAAGTTTCGTGGAGCAGCGAGGATAAGTTCGCAGCTTCTAAGTGTACTTCCTGTTTCGAGAAGTTCTTTAATACTTTCTTTCTTCCAAATGGCTTGGAAAGAAAAATTGTTTCCAGGCTGTCCACTTTGGCTATAAAGAAGATAAGCGAGATCAGATTCCTTTGGACCAAGATGGTTTTGCGTAAGGATCAAAATGTCGCTTTCATAGTAATATAAAAAATAAGTACGCTCGACAATGTATTTTTTATCATCCAATGGGATGTTGTGTTCTTTCCAGTGCTCATCGCCAATATAAGGAAGGAGGTACTCTTCTCTTGAGCAAGACATATAGCCAAAATAATATTTGGCATTAGTGTCTTTATTTATAAACGCAATTTTCAACTTTTTATTTTTATATGTAGTATCGAAATGATTGTTAGTTACATTCACGCAAGTGCTGTAAAGGCTATCGATCGCAGCTTTGGCAACAGAGTTGCTTCGAATGGTTCCAGAACTACTCGTATAGAAGCCAATTCGTAGTTTTTTGGGTTTTTTTACCGCAACTGCACTCGTCATAACATTCCTTAGTACACTAATAGTTAACAATTGAACCTTAATATGCTGTGGACCTTTAATTTATCAAAAAAGTTTTGCGCGGTCCGCATTTTATTATGTAGCATGTTAAGAGTGGTTTCTATGCCACGGACTTAAAACGATACCTAGGCCTCAATTTGCAGAGGCTTACAGCATTCAAAGGCTGCCTGCGGGTGGCCTTTCTTTTTTTCAGGCTCACGGGAATCATCTTCGATACGGCTCTTTGTTAAATCAGCCCGATGGGCCTGCCCCCTTTATTCACACAGCACCCCGTTAACCCGGAGGTGGAGACTATGAAAATGCCTACTAACCCGAGTAACTGGCCTGATCTGCTGGAGTTGCTGCAGAGCTGGTGGCGCGGAGATACGCCGCTGGGGGCCGTACTGCTCTCAGTTGTTATGGCGGGTCTTCGAATCGCTTATAGCGGTGGCGGCTGGAAAAAGATGCTTCTTGAGGGGCTTCTGTGTGGGGCGCTAACGCTTACATTCGCATCGGCGCTTGAATACTTAGACTTCCCCAAATCTCTCTCAATCACCATTGGCGGTGGGGTGGGGTTCGTTGGCGTAGATGCCATAAGGGCGTTTGTAATGAAATATCTTGGCGGCCGATTCGGTATCGGTGGCGGCGATAACAAGGCTTAACCATGACAGCAGATCAAATTATCGAGGGCATCCTCGGAAAGGAAGGGGGTTATGTCGATCACCCCTCTGATAAAGGCGGGCCGACCCGCTGGGGCATCACGCAAACAACCGCCCGTGCACATGGCTACACCGGTGATATGCGGAACCTGCCCAGGGAAACAGCAAAGCAAATCCTGCTGAGCGATTACTGGACCGGCCCCCGGTTCGACCAGGTGGCGAGTTTGTCTACGTTACTGGCAGATGAGCTTTGCGATACTGGCGTGAACATGGGGCCCAGCGTCGCCAGTAAGTTTTTCCAGCGTTGGCTCACTGCTCTGAATATGCGCGGGAAGCTTTATCCCGACCTTATCCCGGATGGCGCGATTGGACCCCGAACCATCACTGCGCTTAAGGGATATCTCTCTGCCCGCGGGAAAGAGGGTGAACAGGTTCTGTTGCGTGCGCTGAACTGCAGTCAGGGCGCCAGATACCTCGAACTGGCGGAGGGTCGCGAAGCCAACGAGGATTTTCTCTACGGCTGGGTTAAGGAGCGCGTGCTATGAAGATGATCATTTTCGCTTTGCTCGTGGTGGTGGCTGTGCTCGTTCTGTTACTGCTGCGCAAATATACCCGGCTGGAGTTCGTTGCCCATGCCAGCCTGCTGCTGGAAACATGGTCTGTAAAGCTGGGGGCTATCGGCGCGCTGGTTGGCGTGTGGGCGCAATCGTTCCCGGATGCTGCGCTGCACGCCTGGGCGATGCTGCCACCGGATATTAAAAACATTCTGCCTCCAAACATCGTGGCATTGATTAGCCCTGCACTGGTGGTGCTGGCGGTGCTTTCGCAATATGTACGCCAGCCGGCATTGAAAGCTAAGGCCGAAGAACTGAAAGGACCGTAGCAGTGAATATTGAAATTATTGCTGGGCTGGTGGTCGTCATCCTGGGCGCTATCGCTGGCGCGTTCGGCATTGGTCATGCTCGCGGGACCAGTAAGGCGGAAGCCAAAGCCGATCAGCAGCGTACCGAAGAGAACACCGCCGCCACCGTCGCCGCGGCAGAACGTAAGGCGGAAGTCATGAAAGGGGCCAGTGATGTACAGCAGAATGTTAGCCATATGCCTGATGACGATGTTGATCGGGAGCTGCGCGAAAAGTTTACCCGCCCCGGTAGTCGTTGATACGGCCTGCAGCTGGGTGCGGATCATCTACCTGACTGACCACGATATCGATGTGCTGGATAAGCAGACCAAGCGCGACATCCTGGCACACAACGAATCAGTTCAGACTAGCTGCATAAACAAGAAAAATGCCCCGAAAGGGGCACGGTAAGGTCTATTTTCGGCGATTCTTATCACCTTCCTTCTGTGAGGGGGTTCGGTCCTCTCCCTTATTATGTCGGTGGTCGTGTCCGCCACCTTTCTTTTCTTTACCGTAATCAATCACTCCCCGTTTGTCTGACGGAGTTTTATCGAATATACCCATTGTTATTTCCTTATTTTTGGTGTGTGTAGCTTGGTTATTCTTGCTCTATCTATACAAAAAAACAACAGGATAAAAAATGCCATCTTTGATACCAAGGGCCTGTCGTAAACGAGGGTGCCCCGGTACTACTACCGACCGCTCAGGCTACTGCGAGAAGCACCACAATGAAGGCTGGCAACAGCATCAACAGCGAAAGAGTCGCCACGAGCGTGGCTACGGTAGCCAGTGGGATATCAGACGTGCGTACATCCTGAAGCGCGACAACCATTTGTGCCAGAACTGCCTTCGCAGCGGGCGAGCTGTCGCAGCAAAGACGGTTGACCACATCAAGGCTAAAGCTCATGGGGGTACCGATGATGATTCGAACCTCGAAAGCCTGTGCTGGCCCTGTCACAGAACGAAAACCGGGCGTGAACGTTTCAAGTGATATCGATTCCCATTTGAGCCGAGGCAGAGGGGGGGCGGGGTAAAATCCCTGGCGGTGAAGGTCCAAAGGACCGCCGCCTAACCTTTTTTCACACCGCCGCAGGTTAGAAAACTTTTTTTTGGGGTCCCCCATCCAATGATTAATAGGAGTTTTCGATTATGCCAGGACCACCGAAAACCCCGACACATCTGGCTTTAGTGAAGGGGAACCCATCCAAGCGCCCGATTAATAAGAACGAGCCAAAACCCCCGTCAGGGGTCCCCCCAATACCGAAACATTTCGATAAACAGGGTAAGTACTGGTTCAAACGGATTGGTGAGGAACTTGATGCCGTCGGCGTGTTGACCATGCTGGATGCTAAAGCGCTGGAGTTGTTGATAGAAGCCTATGTTGAATACCGGCATCACTGCGACACGCTTGATCGTGAAGGTTACACCTATGCCGTCTACAGCGAAGATGATTCAGATGAAGGAGGGGAGCGGGAAATCAGAATGATCAAACCGCACCCTGCAGCAGTCATGAAGGCTGACGCGTGGAAACGGATCAGAGCGATGCTGAGCGAATTCGGCATGACACCTGCCAGCCGATCAAAGGTTGGTGCAAAAGTCCCGGCAGAAGCCGACCCACTGGAAGAATTTCTTAAAAAGCGCAAATGATGAATGGCAACCGTTGCAGATGGATTTCGCTACGCCGAGCGCGTGGTATCTGGCGATATCGTTGCTGGCGAGCTGGTGCGTCTTGCGTGCCAGCGGTTCTTTCATGATTTAGAACACGGCCCGGCGCGCGGTGTTTATTTTGATGAAGGCCGCGCCCAGCACGTTCTCGATTTCTATAACTTTGTTCCCCACGTGAAGGGGCATTTGACCGGCAAGCCGATCGAGCTGATGGACTGGCACGTTTTTATCCTGATAAATCTTTTTGGGTTTGTCGTCCCGCTGATAGATGAAATTACGTGTGAAGGAGTTCTGGATGACGACGGCGAACCCATGTTTGTACGGCGGTTTCGTACCGCTTATGACGAAGTAGCCCGTAAGAATGCAAAATCAACTCTTTCATCTGGAATCGGCCTTTATATGGCTGGCGCTGATGGTGAGGGCGGCGCTGAGGTTTATTCCGCAGCAACAACCAGGGATCAGGCCCGCATCGTATTTGATGATGCGAAGCGCATGATTAAGCTGGCTCCGAAAACACTGGGCCGGTTGTTTGGTAGTAACAAGCTGAATATTCACCAGGAGCGGACGGGTTCAAAATTCGAACCTGTAGCCAGTGATGCGAATAACCTCGACGGCCTTAATATTCACTGCGGGATCGTTGATGAGCTGCACGCACATAAAACCCGAGATGTCTGGGAAGTTCTCGAAACGGCAACCGGCGCCCGACTACAGTCTCTTATCTTCGCGATCACTACTGCGGGATTTAATAAAGAGGGTATTTGTTACGAGCAGCGTGATTATGCCATTAAGTTGCTGAAAAATTTTGACAACCCGGACCCTCTATCACCGAAAGATGATAGCTATTTCGCACTGATTTATACCCTGGATGAGGGTGACGATCCTTTCGACGAGGCAAACTGGCCGAAAGCAAATCCCGGTCTGGGTGTTTGTAAGCGATGGGATGATATGCGTCGCCTGGCTAAAAAGGCGAAAGAGCAGGTGGCAGCGCGGGTCGGATTTTTTACCAAGCATCTCAATATCTGGGTGCAGGGTGAAAAAGCGTGGATGGATATGTCGCGCTGGGAAAAATGCCGCGATACCTGGGATGACTCAACTACGGCCAACTGGTCAATGTGGCTCGGCGTTGATCTTTCCAACAAAATTGATATTTCAGCCGCGGTTAAAGTATGGCTTGCCCCAAATGGTGATGTTTACGCGTGTTCCCGATTCTGGATACCTGAGGGACGGCTGGAAGCCTGCACAAAACAGCAGGCGGAACTTTACCGCAAATGGAATCAAGCGGGATATCTGGAATTTACTGATGGGGATGTTATTGACCATGCCGTGATTAAAGAGGAAACGATCGAGTGGGCACGCGGTGAATCACTGAATGAATTCGCGTACGACCCCTGGAGTGCCACTCAGTTTGCTTTGTCGGTAGCAGCTGAAGGAATACCGATTGTTGAAGTCCCTCAGACGGTGAAAAACCTGTCAGAAGCGATGAAGGAAGTCGAGGCCAAGATTTACGCCGGGCGTTTTCATCACGACGGTAATCCGGTAATGACCTGGATGATGTCAAACGTCACCGTCAAACCAGACAAAAACGAGAATATTTTCCCCAACAAGGCCACCCCAGAAAACAAAATTGACGGCCCTGTCGCGATGTTTATTGCGATGAGTCGCCTGCTTGTTAACGGTGGTGGTGAAGTTGACTTCCTGTCCACTATCGACCCTGACGAAGACCTTTTACTTCTATGAAAACTTTAATCACTGATGCTATCGGGCTTACCGGGTTCGGTTCGCTTGCTGCTGGCGTGTATCTCCAGTTCGGGCTGGCGATGTCTCTGATGATGTCGGGAACCCTGCTACTCATTTATGCGCTGTTAGCGGCAATGAGGGGGAATAATGCTGCTTGATGCTCTTTTTCGCAGTGAACCACTGGAAAACCCGGCTACGCCGATCACGAGTGAGTCGGCAGAAACAGATAACGTGTTTGCCCAGGACGTATTTGTCAGCCCGCAAACGGCGATGAAGCTGGCTGCGGTGTATGCCTGTATTTACGTTATCTCTTCGAATATCGCTCAGATGCCACTGCATGTTATGCGGAAAACCAATAACAAGGTTGAAGCTGCCCGCGATCACCCTGTGTTTTACCTTGTTCACGATGAGCCGAATATGTGGCAGACCAGCTATAAGTGGCGTGAGCTAAAACAGCGTCATATTTTGGGCTGGGGGAATGGTTACACCTGGGTGAAGCGTTCTCGTCGTGGTGAAGTTTCCGGGCTGGAATGCTGCATGCCCTGGGAAACGACACTGCTTAACACGGGTGGTCGGTATACCTATGGCGTTTACAACGAAGAGGGGGCGTTTGCCGTCAATCCCGACGATATGGTGCATATCCGGGCGCTGGGTAACAACCAGAAAATGGGGCTTAGCCCAATTATGCAGCATGCCGAGACGATAGGAATGGGGATGAGTGGGCAGGCTTATACCAGTTCATTCTTCAACGGTAATGCGCGACCCGCTGGCATTATTTCGGTGAAAAGCCAGCTGAATGAAGAAAGCTGGGGGCGTTTAAAAAGCATGTGGCAAAAAGCTACAGCTGCTTTGCGCAGCCAGGAGAATAAAACAATGCTTCTCCCGGCAGAGCTGGATTACAAAGCGCTCACCGTTTCCCCGGTTGATGCCCAGATCATTGATATGTCGAAGCTGAATCGGTCGATGATTGCCGGGATATTTAATGTACCGGCGCACATGATTAACGATCTCGAAAAAGCCACTTTCTCAAATATTACGCAGCAGGCCATTCAGTTTGTCCGCTACACGATCATGCCGTGGGTAACGAACTGGGAACAGGAACTCAATCGCCGCCTGTTCACCCGTGCTGAACTGGCCGCCGGATATTACGTCAGGTTTAACCTGACAGGCCTGCTACGCGGGACCCCGCAGGAACGTGCTCAGTTCTACCACTTTGCGATCACTGATGGCTGGATGAGCCGCAATGAAGCGCGAGCCTTCGAAGACATGAATCCGGTAGATGGCCTGGATGAAATGCTGGTGAGCGTTAACGCCGCGAACCCCGCAGACGATTTTAAGGCACCTAAAACCGACGAGGAAAAGCCCAATGAATGACCGTGAAACGCGCTGTTACAGCGGGGAGGTCAGAGCCGAGCAACGCACCGATGAACCTACCCGCATTCTGGGCTATGGCTCGGTGTTCAACAGCCGTTCTGAACCCCTGTGGGGATTCCGTGAAATCATCAAGCCCGGAGCATTTGACGATGTGCTGAATGATGATGTTCGCGGGCTGTTTAACCATGACCCCAACTTTATTCTCGGACGGAGCGCTGCCGGGACGCTATCCCTGTCTGTCGATGAGCGCGGCCTGCGTTACGACATTACAGCGCCGGATACGCAAACTATCCGCGATCTGGTGCTGGCGCCGATGATGCGCGGTGATATTAGCCAGTCATCTTTTGCCTTCCGGGTATCCCATGACGGTGAAAATTGGTACCAGGACGATGAAGGGATCGTTATTCGTGAAATATCGAAGTTTTCCCGGCTGTTTGATGTCAGTCCGGTGACTTATCCCGCATATCAGGAGGCCGACTCCGGCGTCCGATCGATGAAAGCCTGGCAGGAGGCGCGCGACAGCGGTGCGCTAAAGAACGCCATTAATCAACGAATGGCGCGTGAGCGCCTGCTGACCCTTCTTAACGCGTAAGGAAAAATCATGAAACTGCATGAAATGAAGCAAAAACGTAACATCATCGCCAAAGATATGCGTGCCCTGCATGACAAAATTGGTGATACACCCTGGACCGATGAGCAGCGTACTCAGTGGAACGCTGCAAAATCGGAGCTTGACGCCCTTGATGAACGTATTGCACGCGAAGAGGAACTGCGCCGCCAGGATCAGGACTATATCCACGAAAACGAGCCGGAACAGCGCCAGCAGCAGAATCGTGATCCAGCAAATCCGGAAGCACAGGCTAACGAACGTCGTGCTGCGGCGTTTAATGCGTTTTTGCGCCGTGGTCTTGGCGAGATGAGCGCTGAAGAACGCCAGGCTTTAAAGGAGCTGCGTGCTCAGGGCACGACGCCGGATGAAAAAGGGGGGTACACCGTACCAACCCAGTTCCGCAATAAGATCGTCGAAGCACTGAAAGATTACGGTGGAATTGCCAGTGTGGCGCAAATTCTGAATACCGCCAACGGCCAGGACATTGACTGGGCAACCTCTGACGGTACCACTGAAGAAGGTGAACTGCTGGGCGAAAACACTGAAACCAGTGAAGAAGACGTGTCTTTCGGCGGTGCAACGCTGGGGGCTAAAAAACTGTCCTCTAAAATCATTCGCGTATCCAATGAACTGCTCCAGGACAGCGGCGTAGATATCGAGGCGTTCCTGGCCGCGCGTATCGCCACTCGCATCGGACGTGGTGAAGCGAAGTATCTGGTATTAGGGACCGGCACAGGCACCCCGCTGCAGCCTAAAGGGCTGGCTGCGTCGGTAACTGGCACCAAAAATACCGCAGCAGCGACCACCTTTACCTGGAAAGAGCTGAACGCCCTGAAGCACTCTGTCGACCCGGCATACCGTAACGGTCCAAAGGTGCGCTGGGCCTTTAACGATGCAACGTTGCAGCTGGTGGAGGAAATGGAGGACGGACAGGGCCGCCCGCTCTGGTTACCGAACATTATCGGTGGCGCACCTGCTACTGTTCTGCAGGTGCCGTATGTCGTTGACCAGGCTATTCCTGATATCGCGGCTGGTGCCAAATTTGCCTACTTCGGCGATTTTAACCGCTTTATCGTTCGTCGCGTCACTTACATGACGCTGAAACGGCTGGTTGAGCGTTACGCAGAGTACGATCAGACTGGCTTCCTGGCCTTCCACCGCTTCGACTGCGTACTGGAAGATACCGGCGCGATTAAGGCGCTGGTGGGTAAACCGGCATCTGGCGGCTAAGGCAATAATCAGCTTCAACCTCCACCGCTCCGGCGGTTTTTTTATGCCCGCAGTTCGCTGCGGGCCAGGGAAAATACATGAGCACAACGATTGAGATGTTGCGGGCGCAGTGTCGGATCGATATTGACGATGCAACCGAAGATGAACTGCTGACGCTGTATTTCACAGCTGCTCGGCGTCGCGCAGAGAACTTTATTAATCGGAAACTGCATGAAGACTCTGTGCCTGATACCGATCCCGACGGGTTAAAAATTGCTGACGATATCCTCCTGGCGCTGATGCTTCTTGTTGGGCATTGGTTCAACAGCAGGGAAGAAGCTTCCGATGTAAATAAAATGAGCATCCCCTTCGGCTTCACTTCGTTGCTTGAACCCTACCGATATATCCCACTTTGAGGTGATTTATGGCCTGTGAAGGGTGTCTCCGTCGGCGTGAGTGGTTAAAAAAGTGGACGAAAATAGCCTATGAACGAGCAACTGGTAAACGCGCTGATAGCAGCGCTGAGAGAACAAACAACAGCACAGCGAGAGCAGACGGAAGCGATAAACCGCCTGGCTGAGTCTAACGTCGCCCTGTCCGATGTAATTATCCAGTCGCTTGCCGGCGATCTCGATGAGGCGCCAGAGCAGCAAACCTATCTGAGCGGGAAACCCAGGGGGTGATATGCAGGCCGGAAAATTGCGTCACAGGATCACCCTGCAGGACCCGGTCAAAGAACAGAACCCGACAACGGGAGCCGTAATTAATACCTGGCGCGATGTCGCAACCCTTTGGGCCGAAGTCGCTCCTTTATCCGCACGTGAGTTTATCGCCGCCCAGGCCTCCCAGGGCGAAGTTACCACCCGGATAACGATTCGTTACCGTGAGGGTGTTACCCGCAAACATCGGATCCTGTTTCGTGGCCGCATCTACAACATTGAGGGCGTTTTACCTGATCCACGGAGCGGCAGGGAATACCTGACACTGCCTTGTTCAGAGGGGGCTAACGATGGCTGATGGCGTGGAAGTAAACCTGACCGGCCTCGATTCCGTCCTGGGGAAACTGGATGCCGTCTCACAGGTCACTCGCGATAAATCCGGCCGTGCAGCGCTGCGTAAAGCGGCAAACGTCATCAGGGACAGAGCGCGCAATAATGCCGCGCGGGTTGATGATCCTCTCACCAAAGAGGCTATCTACAAAAACATTGTGGTCAGTTTCAGCAGCAAGGCATTTCGCAGAACCGGCGATCCAACGTTTCGTGTCGGGGTGATGGGCGGCGCCAGGCAATACGCCAATACAAAGGCCAACGTCCGAAAAGGCAGGGCGGGTAAAAGTTTTAACACTGCCGGAGATAAAGGTAATCCCGGCGGGGATACCTGGTACTGGCGATTCCTAGAGTTCGGCACAGAACATGCTGCAGCGAGGCCAATAATTAGGCCTGCACTGAATGGGGTCGATGCCGATGTGATTAACGTTTTTGCTTTGGAGCTGGAAAAGTCCATCGATCGCGCTGTACGACGGGCGGCTAAAAAAGGAACTCCGGTATGATTGCTCCAATATTTGCAGTTTGCGCAGCCAGCCAGGCAGTCAGGGATTTGTTAGGTTCTACTCCCGTGCGGCTTTATCCGTTCGGTATGCAGGACGACAATATCGTTTATCCCTATGCAGTCTGGCAAAACGTAGGTGGCTTCCCTGAAAATTATCTAAACCAGCGGCCAGATGCAGATCACTATTCTCTGCAGGTTGATGTCTATGGCGATACTGACACCGACGTGATCGCTGCTGCCCGTGCTTTACGCGACGCAATTGAGGGCAAGGCCTATATCACCCGATGGGGTGAACAAAGCCGCGATCCTGAAACAATGCGATACCGCTATTCCTTCGATGTTGACTGGATAACGACCAGATAACCAACAACCCCAAACTGACCCGCCTTGTGCGGGTTTTACTTTTATGGAGACAAAACATGTCTGTATTAACGCAAGGCACGCAGTTTTTTGTGCTCAAGTCTGGCGTGGTCAGCGAGGTTGAATGTATCACCAGTTTCAACCCCGGCGGCAACCCTGCCGATCAGATTGAAGATACCTGTCTGAGTGAGCGGGATTCCAGAACCTACAAAAAGGGGCTTAAAACGCCTGCGGCCGCTACCGTCGGGCTGAACGCCGATCCGACGAACGCAAGCCACATTATGTTGCATGGCCTCGCTGAAGCGAATGACCAGACGCCGTTAACTTTTGCGGTTGGCTGGTCAGATGGAACCAGTGTCCCGACAGCCGCCGCTTCTGGCGCTGAGGATGCTGTTGATGGTCTGGTGCTGCCATCAGATCGCACCTGGTTCATTTTCCAAGGTTACGTTTCCGACTTCCCGTTTGATTTCCAGGGTAACGCTGTTGTGACGACCTCCGCCACGATCCAGCGGTCTGGCTCTTCCGTATGGGTGCCGAAGGCCGCAGCGTAATTAATATGCCCGGTTATCCGGGCTTTTCTATTCAGGAGCTGAAATGCAACTTACTCTCGATACGTTAAAAGAAACCGGTGCTTTTACCGGGCGTCCCGTGGAAAAAGAAATCAAGTGGAAAGGCCGTGACGGGAAAGGGCATATCGCAACCGTCTATGTGCGCCCGATGGGCTACCACACCACTAAAGCTGAACTGCTGGCGTACAACGGGAAATCGGACCCGATTGCTGAGCGCATTGCGGCGCATATTTGCGATCAGGACGGAGCCCCTGTGTTTACCGCGGCTGACATTCTTGGAACTGCTACCCCGGAGCGTGGAGCGCTAGACGGCCCGATCGTTATGGCCCTTCTGGCTGCAATTCATGATGTAAACGAACTGGGAAAGACTACGAGCTAACCGGCGAGGATGAATTCTGGTGCGAACTGGTGATGAACGGCATCGGCGGCCGCACCATCGCAGAGGCTCAGGAGCGGATGAGTCGCAGGGAATTTCTGGTTTGGCTCAAGTACCGTGAGAAGTACGGACCGCTCAACATTATGATGCGTACCGAGTGGGGGGCGTCGATGGTGGCTTCTGTCCTGGCTAACATCAATAAGGCAAAGAACACGCCTCCGTTCAAGGTTAGTGACTTTGCACCACACATCAACGAAGCTCCTGTATCGCTTGAGGACGCTATGAAAAGTTGGCATTGATACTGAATGCAGTGTAGTGCCTGGCATTCGATGAATGAGGATACTGGAAATTGAAACCCGCCGAAAATGACAGGATTACCCGCATTGCCTTGCAAATTTCATGTGATAGGATGTTTCTGATTGCAATCAAAGGAAACATGGAATGAAAAAAATACTAGCAGTAGCATTGGGCGCCCTGTTATTAACAGGATGTACGGTCCGAGTGGCAGATCTTACTGTTGCAAGCACTAAAAACTATAACCTGAATGGTGGTAAGTTCTATAAAGGTAAGCGTGTGACCGCAGAAGATAGTTATCCGGTTATCATCTTCCCTACCGGGATTCCTAACGTCAAAACTGCAGCTGACCGCGCGATTGAGAAAGATCGCTGTGCTGTTGGTCTGTCTGATGTTGTTGTCACTCAGCTAAACCACGCCTTCCTGTTCGGTAAAATTGGCCTAAGGGTCGAGGGTAATTTGATCATAGATCGCAGCCTGCCCGGGTGTGAAAACGCTAGTTAATAAATATAGCAAACAACTAAGTTAATTAACGTCAAACCTCGCCTCGGCGGGGTTTTTTATTGCCTGGAGAAAATTCAATGACTGGCAAGTCCCTCGGTACGCTAACAATCGACCTGATCGCTAAAGTAGGTGGATTTGTTCAGGGCATGGATAAAGCCGAAAGATCTTCTCAGAAGTGGCGCGACCAGGTAAAAAAAGACGCTAAAGAGGTAAGTTCTTCAATCATTGCTGTGGGGGCTGCAGCGGCTACCGCAGCTGTTGGTATTGGCGCTGCTGGTTTAGCCATTGTCAAAAATACAGCACAGCAGGTAACAGAGGCAGACCGCTGGGCAAAATCTCTTAAAATGTCCACCCAGGATTTGTTATCCTGGCAATATGCTGCTGAACAAGCTGGTTTAACCGGTGACAACATAGCCGATATTTTCAAAGACATTAATGATAAGGTCGGCGATGCGGTCCTGAATAAATCAGGTGAGGCTGCTCAGGCGCTGGATACTTTGGGGCTTTCAGCTCAGAAGCTGGCTCAGCAATCCCCAGATAAGCAGCTGATGGCAATCAGTGAAGCATTACAGAAAATCCCCACTCAGGCCGGGAAAACCAATATTCTCGAAAGCCTGGGTAATGACCTGTCAAAAATGCTGCCGTTGTTCGACAACAACAACGAGAAGCTGAAACAATTTATCCAGTTATCAAAAGATTTTGGTGTCGCACCACCGCAAGAAGATATTGATAACCTTGTTAAGGTTAATCAGTTCTTTCAGGATATAGAGACTAGCGCCCGCGGTCTTAAAATGGAAATTGCTTCGGGGCTGGCTAAGGTTGACCTTACACCATTGCAGGATGGGCTTGATGATATTCGTGACGTCTTCACCGATCCTGCTGTTCTTCAGGGGCTATCAGACCTGGTTGGTGAAGCCATAAGCCTTGCCGGGGTTGTGGGGCGTATTGCTGGTGGCCTGGGGGCCATTGCAACTTATACCCGCTCTCGTATCGGTGCTGTATCTGGTAATTATAACGCTGCTGATGAAAGTGATATTGCACAGCGCATTGAATTCCTTAACAAACGAGGGAATCAAAGTAAGGAACAAAAAGACGAATTAGACTTTTTAACTAAACGTCTTCAATTTCTTCGCGCGATAAAGTCAAGCATGACTCCGGAGCAGGTAGATAGAGGAGCGAAAGGGCTCACATCTCTACTTTCTGATCTTGGCATTGACACTTCTAAAGATAATGATTTTTCGTTGGGCAAAGGGGAGTCTAACCAGAACCAGCCAAAAACAAAACCAAAAAGCAATCCTACTGACAATGCTTTCAAAAATAGACTGCTTGATTTACAAAAACAGGCCGCCCTAATTGAAACAACAGGTAAAAAAACTGCAGAAGTAACCGAGCTGGAGAAGATTAATTTTGATATAACCAGCGGTAACCTGAAAAAATTATCAGAAGGGCAGAAGGAACAACTTCGAACTGCGGCTAAAATCCTTGATTCCAAGAAGGAAGAGTTACGACTTAATCAGGAAAATGCGAAAGTAGCTGAATATGTTTCAGATCTCGAAAGACAGAATAAGTTAGTCCGCAAAGGGTTTGATAACCAAATAGTTGGCCGTTATTCTGGTAGTCATGAACGTTCACGCATGCAGGATAATAATGATATTCAGCAAGATTTTGCTTCTCGACAGGAAGAGCTTTTAAATCAATTCCAGTCTGGAGATATTGATAAAAGTCTATACGATAAAAAGAAAGAAGCGCTTCAAAACTCGCTGAATGAAAGGCTAAGAATTCAAGAGGAACATTATAAGAAGTTAGATGAGTTACAAAGCGATGGTGTTGCAGGTTTCGTTTCTGGAATATCAGATCAAGCTGCTGCATATTCAAACCTATATGCAAATATGCAGCAAGTAGGTGCACAAACGTTTAGTAGTTTAACTGATATGGTAATTAACTGGGCGGAAACTGGTAAATTAAACGCTCAGGACTTTGCGGCGACATTCATTCAATCTGTTGGGGCTGCATTACTGCAATATGCGGCTGCTCAGGTAGCAATGGCAGCGTTGAGTGCCTTCACTGCCTGGATTGGTGTTCCCTATGTAGGGCCTGTGGTGGCGTCAACCCAAGCAATAGCTGCGGCAGCTGCTGCTGGTGTGTTCATGACTGCTATCGGATCGGCGCTTCATGGACAGGCTCACGACGGTATCGACTCTGTGCCCGAAACAGGAACCTGGCTCCTGCAGAAAGGTGAGCGCGTTACGACAGCTAAAACCAGCGCCAAACTGGATGCCACTCTGGATCGAGTAGCAAATCAGTCAACAGGCGGCGGCGCGATTTATTCGCCAAATATCAACATTCCCATAAATGGCAACCCGTCCGATGCGACGGTTGCCCTCGTGCGCAAAGCTGCTGCTGAAGGTGCTGAGCGCGGCTACCGAAAAGCTGTCAACTCGGTGACTACCGGGCAGGGTGATCTACACAGGGCACTTATGGTGAAAACCAACTCGGGGAGGAAAATTCGCTGATGGCAATCACCACGACACTTTACTACCCCGCTGATGTTCTCCCTGGGCCGTTGAAAGACGGCTTTGGAATGAAGCCGAAATCCCCGGTAAAAATCACCGAGCTCGTAACGGGGCGTAAAAGAATACGACGTGGCTATACCTCTGTTCCTACGGAAACAGATGTAGCCTGGATTTTTACTGACGCGCAGGCCCAGGCTTTTGAGGCATGGTACCGGGATGTTCTAAAAGACGGCAGCGCCTGGTTTAACATGCCGCTACTGACGCCAGTGGGCCAAAAAAATTACGTTTGCAGGTTTAACGATATTTATGAGGGGCCTACGCCTGAAGGAGGCTTGTACTGGCGGTATTCAGCATCCCTTGAGTTATGGGAACGGCCGCTGCCGGCGGTTGGCTGGGGAGAATATCCGGAGTGGATTGTGGGGAGTTCGTTACTCGATATAGCTCTGAACAGGGAGTGGCCTAAGCATGACAGCGATTAACCGCCTTTATGCGTCCTCCGGGTCGGAGGTCATCATTGGTACGTTGCAGATCGATATTGGCGGCCAGACGCATTATCTGTGTGAGGGGTACGAGGACATTACGGCGGTTACCGAGAGGGGCGAAACCGTAACGTTTATTGCCTGTGCCATTGTCCTTTCCCTTCCCGCCAGAAACGAAGACGGGACGCAGGACCTGAAGTTTATGCTGTGCAACATCGACGGCGTTGTATCCACGGCTATTCGCAAGGTCATTGATGCCATATCCACTGCCAGCATCACATTCAGGAAATACATTTCAACCGACCTTACCGCGCCAGCGGAGCCGCCTTACGTTATGCCGGTTAAAGGAGGCTCCTGGACGCCGCTTACTGTAAACGTCACTGCCGGATTTAAAAATATGCTCGATTATGCCTGGCCACGTGACAGATACACGTTGACGTACTTCCAGGGTCTCCGTTACTCCCGATAGGTTCCTTATGCTCAACATTGACAAATACCTGACTGTCCGCTGGCAGATGGGCGGCCGCACTTTTCCTGTTCTCGACTGCTACGGCATTGTACATGAGGTCCGCCGGGACCTGGGGCTGCCTGAATGGCCCGCGTTTGAGGCTGTGATTAAAGAGCGTGGCAGCACTGAAATGGGGGAAGTCTGCGAGAGTTTTTCGCGTGACCTGACTCCCTGCAAGCCGTGCAACGGTGCGGTTGCCGCCTGCTATATGGGAAATATGATCGGCCACCTTGGTGTTGTCGTCGAAATGGAGAGAGCGCTTTACGTTATTGAATGTAATCCCCGGCGCAACGTAACCATTCTTCCCCTGGCGCGTTTTGAACGCCAGTTTCTGAAAGTGGAGTATTACCAGTGACAATCCGCCTTTACCCGTCGCGTTTGCCTGGCGAACCGCTGGAGACGCATGAACACCGGGATACGACCATACATGACTGGATGCTCCAGCATGTCGATAACTACCGTAACGATATGGTGCAGCGTGTTACGTTTGAGGTGAATGGTAAGCCGGTCCCACCGGCAGAATGGCCTTTATGCTTTATCAGTGCTGAGAGCGATGTAAAAGTTTACCCGATCCCTGGTGAGGGAGTGACGGCAACTGCTATCGCTGCCTGGGCAGCGGCGGCCATCGCTGCAGCCTCGGCTGTGTATGTGCTGATCACCATGTCGAACATGGATAAAGGCGGCTATTCATCCTCCAGTGGTCTGGGGCTGGATTTAAACCCAGCCAAAGCGAACCAGGCGAAACTTGGAGACCCAATCCGCGAAGTGTTTGGCCGTTGCCGTATCTATCCAGATTATGTCGTACAGCCAGTGACGCGCTTTAATCCTGATGATCCAACGCGAATTACCGTCGAAATGATGGTTTGCCTTGGAAAGGGGAATTTCGCGTTTACGAATGGTGATATCCGTGTGGGTTCAACACCTATTTCAGCATTAGGGGACTCGTTCAGTTACAACGTTTATTCACCTGGAGCAGATGTTTCAGGAGATCGGCGAAGTGAAAACTGGTTCAACTCGACAGAGGTAGGTGGTACTTCCAGCGGGAGTGGGCTTGATATGGCCCAGACCTCGCCAGATTCGACAGATATCAACGCCGACAGTATGACCGTTTCTGGCGCATCCGTGACGTTTAACGGGCTGGATGATGGCAACGATGATGACGATGAAGGCAATGCGTTGCCTGAGTCGTGGGTTGAGGGGGCCATTGTTACGATCGTCGCCCCGATGAATTTTCTGGTTTCAACCTCGTCGGGATATAGCGTTCTCGCCAGTAACTCTCTGGGTGAAATTAATCCCTATCCGGGTATGCCGGTTACCCTGGAAATTAACGGCACTGAATACGAACTGGTTATTGCAACTTATACGGCAAAACAGGACGCGATACCCGGGGTGGGTGGAAATGCGGCCAGCCTGAAAGCAAATGCCTCCCCATCAACATATGATTACTCCGGTACCGGCCAGACTTTTACGATCACCTGGCAGGGACATGAGTACACTATTTCCCTCGTTGCAGACTATGTGAATATGCCCGGCCTGCTGGCGGTGATAAACGATGGCCTGACCGGGTCAGGATTACTGGCGCAGGATAGCGGCGGTGTTGTGCTGATTGCTGAGGCATCAAGCCCCTGGCTCGGAGGAAACATTACCTCATCATCGCTACCGGTAGCCGTTTTTGGCGACAGTCCTGTATTTACCTCCGGCACCGCGTCCAGCGGAGGCAGTCCGGCAATAACTGCTAACGTTACGCTGGCGTATGGGAGTGCAACCGGAGTGGCATTTTCCGGGATACCGGAGGGAACACAACGCCTGGCGCTGGCTCACCGTGGCAACGAGTACCGCATTGCGGATGCGGACGGTACGACCGCAACGGTTCAGCGGCTGATTGATGGAGTGGTTGATCCTTCCTGGTCTGGCTTCTCACCCCGCACGATGATTGACTATCAGGCTACAGGGATCAGCGACAACAATACCTGGATGGGGCCGTTCCTTGCCTGCCCGGAATCTGAAGTGGTGGACGCTTTCGAGGTGAATTTCTCCTTTCCGTCTGGCATTTGCGGATTCGACAGCAAAGGCAAAAAACGCATCAGGCATTGTGAGTGGGAAATACAGTACCGTGTTTATGGTTCTGGCTCTGGCTGGACGAGCAGGCAGGGGGTTTACGCGCTTAAAAATATCAACGGGTTGGGTTTTACAGAGCGTTTTGATCTCTCTTCTCCTGGGCTGGTTGAGGTGCGCTGCCGCCGCCGCAATGAGCAGGGTAGCAATAACGCGCGTGACTCGATGTACTGGCAAGCGTTACGTGGTCGTTTGTTGGCTCGGCCAATATCCTATGCTGGCGTCACCCTGATGGGGGTTACGGTTGAGACGGGGGGCAAATTGGCGGCTCAGTCTGACCGGCGCGTAAACATTGTGGCCACGCGCATTTATGACTCTGGCGTAGCCCGTAGTATCTCTGGTGCGCTTTATCACGTCGGCCGTTCTCTTGGTATGGAAATGGATACTGAGGCAATAGATGCCCTGGAGCAGACTTACTGGACCCCGAACGGCGAGTATTTCGATTTTGCCACGGGTGACAGTATTTCTGCGCTGGAAATGCTTCAGAAAATCGCTGCAGCCGGAAAGAGTTATTTTCTGCTAAATACCCAGTCTGTTGCATCAGTGGGTCGTGAAGGTGTTAAACCCTGGACCGGGGCTATCACCCCTCACGAGATGGTATCCGAGATGCAGACCGATTTCGTTACGGTGACTGACGACGATTACGATGGTGTTGACGTAACCTATATCAACGGATCGACCTGGGCAGAAGAGACGGTGCAATGCCGTCTGCCTGGCAACCCAACGCCGCTGAAAATAGAGGCATACCGGGCTGATGGGGTAGGCAATCCTGATCACGCATACCAGATTGGTATGCGCCGACTCAGAAAATACCAGCTGCAGCGCATGACGCATAAAACGACGACGGAACTGGACGCGCTCTGTTACAACGTCGGGGATCGTATTGTGCTGACCGATGATATCCCGGGCAGCAACACCATTTCGTGTCTGATTGAGTCGATGACTACTGCTGGTGGGGTGACCACATTCGATGTGTCGGAGCCGCTGGACTGGACTTTTGCAAATCCACGCGTCTATCTGCGTTATCAGGATGGAAAAGCATCACGGCTGTTTGAAGCATCACCCACAGGCGACAACTATCAGGTATCCGTCCCGTATCAATCTGAGTTCGCCGATATCCTGCTGGATGATCCGATAATTGAGCCTCCCCGGTTAATTTTCTGTAGTTCTGAGAGCGACCTGTATCACGCCATTGTGTCCGAGATAGTGCCACAGGACGATGGAACCTGCGAGATAACTGCCCGGCAATACCGCGCTGAATTTTACGACTACGACGACGCCACATACCCCGGCGACGTCGCTTAA